AAGCAGTACTTCTACGGAAGATGGCTAAGCCGTCATCTCCCACAAGTCTTACTGGAACTTTACCAAATTCTTCAGGACCGAGAGTTTTCTTAATGGTGTACTTTAGTACTAAACGATTCAGGAGATGTAGAATCATTTTTGTACCGGGGAGCCCCATAAGACAACCTCTCTTACTCTCAATTTCCATATTATTTTTACTTCTAAATTTAATAAGAAATGGAGAACAAATGACCTTGGTAGCTAATAGGAAGTATTGGTTTTCTAATCCAATACCCGCACAAAAGCCATCAATTGCGTCAATCGCGATAGACCACATCAAATGATCTGTCGCTTCGTTGTAATCGAAACAAAGCATTAAGAGATTTTTCTTAAACTTATAATTTTGTTTCGCCAACGACATAAAGAACTCATATATGGGAACACCTCGTTTGAGCCCAGCTGTCTAAACTGGATCACATTGGAGTATTGCCCTTAGTATATGAGTCATCGGCTGCTAGAATAAAATCTATGCAGCCTTAGTGACTGTCACACCACGCGACTTCATTCCAGGTTCCCTTATTGTAGAATAAGTGGCAGGAAATGGTTTTGTGGTACGACGGAAACTACCGTCTTTAAAAGTCGGTAGACTTGCCATATGAAGACTTTCTTCATATGTGGATGCCTCGGAATACGTACAATCGATTTCTTCTAAATATCCTTCTTCTTTAAGTAGGATATAAGCGAAAACGAAGTACTGGAAACCGAGGGCAGCGTCATTGCCAAAATAGGAGTCTGTGAAACCCGGAGCCAAAGGATCCGGTTTACCAAACATATCTATATTGAAAGGACGCTTGACGTGGTCATAAGAGACCATCATAGTTCTGTTCTCTGGATGATGATATTTGTTATTATCGTCCTTGAATGATGGAACTATTGTGAAAACTCGCTCGACGTTAGGATCTTCAATGATCCAAAACTCATAGAGTGGTATGAAATGGTACTTAAAGCTGGGCGGCTTTTTCGTTATCCATTTTATAAACTTCTCTTTGAGGTATCTCGCTTTCCCCCCTTGATCTGTAGAATTTTCAACACAGGCCGTGGAAGATAGTGAAATATGTACTTTATTTGAAATGTAATCAATGCAATCCTTGCGGATCCATGTTCCGTTTTTCATAAAGTCTAACAGCTCCGTTCCATAAGAAAATCCTTCGGATTTAACATTTATGGTAGGACCTGTATCTGGATCAGTTATTGTTTTAATAAAAGATTCGGTTGCTTTAATATCAGTCTCATTGTCACCGGGAGGAAAACTCCTTGTACACTGAAAAGTATTAAATAAAGATACCTTAATTTTGAACTCACCCTCTTTAAAGGGTGCGTTCCAACCAAAGGTGGTTGGGTATTTCGGAACGCATGATTCGGTCCGAAACCCATAATCGCTTATATCACCATATAACTTCCTCCTCTCGAATTCAGTATAATTCTTAAACATAGAAAACCACTGAAGAAAACCTCGAGTGAAGCAAGTGAACATAGTAAATATTTGCATCCTTAAGCAATAGGTCTCGATTTCACGAGACTTACTGATTAGTTCAGTTTCACGAACTGATAACAGAATTTGAGCTTGAAGTACTAAATTGTATCGAGATAGTCTCTCGAGAAATTTAGCTAGCCTAAAATCTGACTTCGTGTGACGAAGAACCTTCAGCACCATACGTATCAATTTTCTTTTTACCTTTCTATTCTTGATTAGTTCACGTATTCGTTCGATCAGAACTTTACGATACTAATTAAGATATCCGGATGGTAAGAATTTAATTTGTTTTGCTGAAGTGTT